ATGCAACTACACCAGACTCTCGTGTCTTTCCTTTATGGTCAAGTTTAGAGAGATGAATAGCACAACCTGCACCATACCTAAGAGCATGTGAAGCAAATCTCCAGCTGGCTTCGATACCATTAGGCCCTTCCATTTCATTTTCAACTACAAATACTGTGCAGCTGACTGGTAGACGATGTGTAGGATCATCAATCCATGATTGAACCCGACCTGTGCGGGAGATATAATTAGTCATTGAGTAGATCAGTTAGGTTTGGAGGTTTGTAATTTGGTCCTTTTAAGACCTTACCGTCTTGGCGGTAAATAGGTTGTCCATTATTATCTAGTTTGGACATGTTTGATTTATGAACGCGATCCATAGCTTCATCTAGATCCCAGCCTTTATTAGCAGCAAACTGATAACAAACATAGACAAGATCACAAAGCTCTTTTAGTTGTTCGTGTTCATCTTTTAAATGAAAGGCTTCATGAAACTCTGACCATTCTTCATCGATCAAAGATTTCTGAGTCAGATTCCCATTCGGGGAATTGGGTATCGAATAAGCGTCCCGGAATTCTTTGGCTTGAGTCAGTAATGTGGGATAGTTCATTTTCTAGATAATGGATTGCTTTTTTAAGATCAGAAACCGCACTATCTTTATGACCAGCACGGCAAATATATTTTACTGCATTACCAAGATGGTAATTTAATTGTTGATCTCTGATGAAGTCCCAGCATTCGATTGATCCTCTTGTGTAGTAAGCGGGTGATTGGGCCATTGTTCGACTAGGTTGGATAAGTTGTTAGCAAGTACAAAGTTCTGACGTTGTAACGCCATGAACAATGTAATTATATCTGTTTTATCAGCTTTAGGTAGTAAGTCTTTAAGTCTTCTTATCTTGAAGTCCTGCTCCACTGTCAACTGTATAATTGGAGGAGGGGGAAAAGAGGATTGGTTGTTTAGCTGTCCAGTCATAATCATCGGTGGTAAGGATCTTTGCAAGTCTTGCGTTTTGTAGTGCAATGTCTTCACCAAGATCCTTCTCAGCAAATGCATCTACAACTGTTTTCCAAGTGTAACCTTTTTCTTCAAATAAAGCAACAGCACGTTTGATACCAATACCAGGTACACCAGCATAGCCGTCTGTCTGGTCTCCTGCAAGCGTCTGTATGAGATGCCACCGTTGCCCCTCTGCTTCTTCCACATTCACGGTTTCATCCATGGTGTAGAGCGTTCCAGGTATCTGTCGCATGTCCTTATCAGGACTGGCGATAATGTTACCAGGATATTTAGTAGCGTAGATACCCATACTATCATCTGCTTCAAGAGTCGGTAGTATTACTACTTCATACTCATCTTTAAGAGCATTAATAACACGTTTGTATCCACAAGGTTTCTTACGATTGCGATGACCTTTGTAAGCAGGCATGATCTCCTTACGAAAATTAGTACTATCACTAAAGAACAAGACAACTTCAGGTACATCCCACATGAACTTGTTTTTAATTTTATTTAGTTCACATTTTACTGCTGCGTATGCCTCACTAAATTTGCTGACAACTACAATTACATCATCACCGAAATCAAGGTCTGATTCTGCACCAGCGCAAGCTTTGTAAACAATGTAATCTGCGTCAACAAATAACTTCATTTACCTTGGCCTCTATATTTCTTTTTACCTTTACGTGGCTTACTATGTAAACCGTTACCTTGACGGGTTTTCTTTGATGTAAAAGGGACTACGGTTTGTACTCCCATCATTGATTTACTTCTCATTAGTGGGTTTCACTCCAGTTGTTTCCGGTTTTTGCTTCTGCGTCAATTCTGATTCTGAGGTTGTAGTATTCTCCAGCTGCGAGACTGCTAAATACCAAGGATGTTGATAAGTCAGCTGTCTGTTCAGGGGAACACTCGAATTGCAATTCGTCATGTATAAAGGCTAGTTGTGAACAACATAAATTTAAGTCTTTTATGTTTTGTTGATTGATTACCATCCAACGTTTAGCAAGGATAGCGGAGTTACCTTGAAGGCAATAATTTAACGCTTTATGTGGGCTATCCACCATAATTTTTCTGCCATCGATAGCTTTGATAAATCCTCTTTCTGAAGCTGTCTTAATAGCCGCCAAGAGTTTATCGAGTCCATCAATTGCATCAATATAGGCTTCTCTGATTTCCTTTCCTTTTTTCTTGGCTTTCGCGGATGAAAGAAGTTTGTCATAGCTGTGTCCAATTTTTTCGTCACCTGCACCATACAGGAAAGCATATGTTACGGTTTTCACAAGCTTCCTAGATATTCCTATCTTATCAGCATTGACTTGATGTATATCTCCGTTGAGTAGGATGTCTGCATATCGTCCATCATCATATTTGGCAAGGAAATGAGACAACATACGTAACTCAATCCCAGACAAATCAGCAGCGACCATGACTTGACCCGGAGATGGTAAGAAAAGTGCTCTAAATCGTGGGTCACTAGGTACTTGGGCAAGGTTTGGGTTTCGATGAGCGCATCTAAATGTAGAAGTAGCGACTGAACAATGATGATGAATTCTACTAGCAGTCGTAGATAGCTTCAGCCAAGCGTTCGCGCCTTCGGATATCATTCCAAGCATCTTCGTTATCGTCAAAATCCGCAGGAATGCAAGGGCAGTCGGTGTTCCTATCTCCTTCAATATTGGCTCGTCTATGATAGACTTCCCAGTAGGTGTCTTCTGGGTTGGAGTCCAGCCATGAAATGTTTGCAGGATCCATGATATATGATCTCGTGATGTAGGATTTAATTCTTTAAGACGTGTAAGTGGAGCGTTTTTGACATAGCCTTGGGTCCGATTATCTCGCTTAGGAGTAAATACTGGTCCGGCAACGTAAGGATGCCTGTTACGTAGTAGTTGATAAGTTTCTTCAAGCTCTTGTCTGAGAGTTGATGCAAGTTGCCATGCAGAGCGTTCATCAAAATACCATCCATGTAATTCTTGTTTAGTGAGGATTTCTGCTGCGTCATGTTCTAACGCAATCCATTCAGGTATGGTTGGAAGTGTGTCCAAAGTTTTCTTGTGACAATAACATCTTGTATCATGTAGTCTTCCATTTCTGGAGACCATTCTTTCCAATCAGTATCTTTACAGTAATCACCTTTAGCTTCATCAAGACGATAACCCCAAGCAGCTAGTGAATGTGAGCCATACAATTTGAGTGGCATACCATCCCAAGTCTTTTGTTTATCGATCTCTATTAAGTTCGGGTGATAAAGACGGCTAAGCAAAAGAGTATCCAAGCAATCACCAACACGTCTAAACCATGGATAAAACTTATTGATGATGCTAAGATCATAATTAATAATGTTATGACCGACAATACAATCAGCGTCTTCGAGGTATTGGACACCGCGGACGATAGGTTCCGTCGCTGGTCGCTCTGTAGCTGACGCAAACGATTGATCATTGAATACCATCGTTTTTTCAGTGTCAGTGTCGTAGATGCAAATGCAGTGGATTTTGGTAGCATCATTTAGAAGTCCGTCTGTTTCTAAATCAAAGATCAGCATTCAACGTCCTTGCCATTGATAGGTTTTATCAACAAACTTAGCACGTTTTACTGCCTCCTCAGTGGGAGGATTAGGACGCTTAAGATTAGAAATCTGTTGTTGCGTCGAATTCTGCTGGTTCTGTGGTTTCATTGAATTTACAAGTGGATAGGTTGTAGTTTAATCGACAAGCAATGCCTGTTTCCCCAGAGTAGCGATTCTTGAGAACTCTAACAATTGTATCAGAGTGTTTAGTTTCACTCTGTTGATTTCGTTCGAGTCCAATAACTGCATCGCTAAGTTGAGCGATTGCCGCACTTCCTCTAAGTTGTCCGAGTGTAACACGTGCACCTTCTTCATGGTTTTGATCGGATGATCCCCGTTTTAAATGTGAAACTAAAAATAATACGATACCAGTTCGTTCAACAAGTGAACGTAACCGTGTCATTGTTTGGTCAATCATCCGGCGTTCATCACCATCAAGACCACTCATTAGAATGGATAGGTGATCAAGAAAGATGATCTTACAATCAAGTCCTGAAGCTAAGTATTCTATCCTGTTATAAATAATATCAGGATCAAAACTACCGAACCCGTCAAACAAATAAAGGTTCCAGTTATTAATAGTGGAATCAAACGCTTCTGTAAGGGTGTCATGGCTGTGTTCTCCTAATGCTAGGTTCTTACCTACAGAAGCAGACATCAAACCTAAAGCTGTACGGCGGTTTGACTCTTCAAGTGCCAAGTATCCAACCCGTTCTCCGTTCGATAACAAGTGAGAAGCCAAGTCTCTACACACGGACGACTTGCCTTGGCCTGATCCTGAAGTAATTGTGACAAGCTCTCCGCGCCTAATCCCGTGAAGCTTTGACTGTAATCCTTGAAATGGGTAGTCATAATCAGCTGGTGGTTGTGGTGTTGTAACTAATTCAAGTAAAGATTTAGCATCTACAATACCATCAGGTCTGAATTCCTTACGTTTAAAGAATGCATCATCAATAGCATTGTAATCGCTAGCTTGTAAGGCGTCTGAGAGGTCTTTGTAAGCCTCTAGACGGGCGATGTAAGCCTTGCCAGGTGGTAGTACACCCGCAGCCTCTTCAGCAGCCTTCTGACCGGCTTCATCAGCATCGAACCAAAGCAAGATCTCTTCATAACCTTGAAGGAACTCTAGGTTCTTTTGGATTGCTTTCTTAGCTCCTGCTGCACCACTAGGTAATGATACTACAGGCCAAGTTGGGTATAGTTCTGCATAAGACACACAATCAAGTTCACCTTCTGTGATGATTATACGCTTACCACTACTGCCCCATAAATGTTGACCAAAGAATGTACCAGGTGATTCCCCTTCGTAAGTAAATTGTTTGTCTTTAGTTTTTATCTTAGCACCTTTTACAATGCCAGATGGATCATGATAGTAAAACCTTAGCTTGTCACCATCACGATATACTTTAAATTTTTCACAAGTCTTCTGACTGATCTTGCGTTTCTGCAACCTTTCGGCTGAGCCTTTGATCTGCACAATAGAATTAGTGTGAATGTGTGTTATTTTTTCTTGTTCATCTGTGTAAGTATGACAAACAAAACAATAACTGTGGTCAGTGTAGATAGCATTGCCATCTGATGATCCACAATTATTACAAGGTCCATGTCTTATAAACTCAGATGAGCCAGTCGATTGGGATGTTATGGAATGATGTCCACGGTATGTTATGTTTGTCACACCATTTAGCGTATGTAGTCTTTGATCCTTTACTAATTTTATTATATGGTGCTTGAAAGACCATACGTAAATCAAGTTCAGGGTGTTGCTGTTTAACTGCTTTAATTTTACGTCTGTCTTCAGAGTCAAAGTACCCCTTACATTCTAGCACAACGCCATTTGGTAAAAAAAAGTCTGGCGTGTATAAATGTGGAATTGTATAGGGTACTTTTTCTGTTTCGTATTCGTAGTCAACATCCAGGTTGCAAAGAAGATCAGCAACTTTCTCTTCTAAGCCGCTTCTGAATGCCATTTAGCTCCTTTAACTCTGTTTTCGTGGCATGTTAGTAACTGCATATTCCAGGGAGCATGTTCGCCACCTTTGGCAATAGGCTTTACGTGGTCTACTTCGTATTGAATACCAGTTTCATCAGTCACTCTTCGAGCTTCATCGTAATAAAGATCAAGCCAAGCTTTCTCAACAGGCGTCAATGGTGTATCCATCTTTGCTCTGCGTCGTGCACTTTTTTCAGCATCCTTTTGCAAGTTGGCCTGACGCCATTTGCGGCTGTATCCATTATACTTTTCGCGGTTTTCACTTCGCCAATCCTGATGATATTCAAGACGCCTTTCTGAATTGCGTTCTGCCCAAGATTTCATCGCAGCTGTTTTCTTTTCACGAAACTCTGGATCAGTAGCCCATCGTTTGCGTTGAAGCTCATTACGCCTTGCTTTGACTCCAGGCTTTTGCATAAGATTGTAATTATAGGATTTTTTACATGGCTTGCACTTGGAATCCAAGCCATTAAACCCTTTTTTGTTTTTGTAGGCGTTGTCTGGTGTCAGTTCTACCTTGCAGCAACTGCACACGCCTTGATGTGGTGAGTAACGTCCCATTTGGTTGCCTCCTTTCGATGATAGTTGTCTAGTGGATAGATGCCGTCAAGTGGATAGGTCAAAAATCTTCCTCTTCAACAGTGTCGTTTGTCGTAATGTTCGGCTCACCCATCTTGAATCCTTGGGTTGTGCCGAATAGTGATGCTACGTCATCACTGCTGAGGTCCCCTGTA